AACGATAGATAATATTATTTGAATCTCCTTTATATTTTTCAGGATGTCTAGGTTTAAACCTACCCTTTAAAGGTGTCCCCATACTATCTAAATACCTACAAATATTTAGATACGATGTCATCATACGAAAAGGTTAAATCGTTAATGAGGACTGGTCCTGCCAGACCGACATTGTATTCTATACGAGTAGAAGATTTAAGTTCTAGTGATAATCAATATCTTGATGTATTTTGTCGTAGTGTATCCGTACCTGGTGTATCACATTCAGTCCTAACTACATTGGGACAGGAACACTTAGGTGTAAGAAATCAAATCCCAGAGGCAGTTGTATTTGAATCTCCTCTACAGATAGAAGTCATCGATAATTCAGAATTCAGAATGTACCGTGCACTGAGAGGATTATTTGATAGGACTGCTCTCGGTTCAAATCCAGGTGGTCTTAATTTCAGTAATCAAAAAACACAGAGGATGAACTATTACGATGATTATACATTTAGTGTTGACTTATATAAACTAGGATTCCCTGATTCTGATAGACCTAAGATCAAATTAGATGGTTCTGTCTCCGAACCTTATGATGTGGTACAGGAATATCATTTTGATAAGTGTTATGTAACTAGTATATCCTCAATTGATTTATCATCTGATGCATATGATCAGTTTTTAACATTCCGAGTCGCATTTAATTTCGAAACTTATCACACTTCATGAATCGTATACGAGGGATACTTCCAAAGGCTACCGGTAAACCGGAGTACAACATGAGATTACTATTGAATTCCTTGTCTCCGTCTACAATTGTTCCAGAGGCAGATAAATACTATGTGTTTGTATATAAAGCCAAGACTAAAAATATCAAGTATGATAAACATCCATTCATCATATGTACTGGTATATACAAGTGGGGGTTCAGTGGGTATAATGTTCACTGGAACGACTGGAGAAGGTACTCTTGGAATGAAGTCGTGACAAATATATATGAAATTAAAGAGAGTGAGATAAAAGATATGGAAAGATATCCCATCGCAAAGTTTGTATCTAGTTAAAATGCTTAAGTATCCTGTAAGATTAAACGAAAACGAAACTGACTTCGTGAGATTTCAACATTCTGAATATAGAACTAACAGTAAGTATAGTGGTAATGGTCCTCGTCCTCAGGCACCTAATACAACTGAGGGCATTGTTTTATATATGCCGAACTCCACACCTGCCGCTGCATATGGTAATAGTTGGAGTAATACTGGTGACCTTCTTCGAGGTCCACTAGGACAACTTAGAGTGTTCGGTGCAAAATCTTTGAGTGGTGCAGTAGAAACTATAGGAGATGTTGCTTCTTCTGAGATAGATATGGGTGAGATTGCAAGCCGAGCTGGCCGTGCAGGAAAAGAGTTAGGATCGTTTGCATCTAACAATGGAGGAGAGATGCTTAAACAACTTGTGGCTGACACTGCAGGTAAGGCATTAGTTGGTAGTGGTAATAATTATTTGGCATTAACTCAGGGTAAAGTATACAACCCCAATATTGAACTTCTATATCAGGGTCCATCGTTAAGAACATTTGCATTTGAATTTACATTTGTTCCTAGATCATCTGCAGAAGCTGAAGCAGTTAGTAAAATTATTAAAGAATTTAAATTATGGAGTGCACCAAAGGCTGATGGGCACTACTTAAAGGTCCCACATGTTTGGCATATAAATTATGGTAACACTAAGACTGCAAAGTATATGAATAAATTCTTACCATGTGCAATGACATCATTTGAAACACAGGACAACGCGTCTTCAGACGGTCACTATACATACATTGATGGTGTCCCTGCATCTACTTCAATTAGAATGTCTTTCTCTGAGGTAGATATTATCACCAGAGAGAATCATGAAGAAGGTGGACCAAGAGGTTTCTAATGGCAACACCTAATTACTTTTCAAAACTACCCAATATTAAATATGCTTCCCGTATGAACAAGGCGGGGGTAGTTGATTATATAAACATTAAAGATTACTTTCACTTGTTAAAGGTTAGGGATGACATATCACCAACAAAAACTTTATACAAACCTTATACAGTGAAGAATGGGGAGAGACCTGAACAATTATCTTATGACTTCTATGGTGATGAACAATATTACTGGGTGATTCTACAGATTAATGACATTGTAGATTATTATAGTCAGTGGGCATTATCACAATACGAACTTGACGAATATGTTATTAAGAAGTATGGAAGTATTTCTGCAGCAAACGAAGTTAGACACTATGAGACACTAGAGATACATGATCTTGATGGTAATCTCGTTCTTCCTGGAAGAGGAACACCAGTAATGGAACGTGGTGGTAGAGGAAACAATGGTCTAAAGGTTCCTGGTAATTTTGAAATTACTTATCCTGATAGACAGGATAGTGAGGTTTATCTAACCCGTCAGGGTCATGTAGGGGTCAATGCAGCATGTTATGCGGTGACTCATTACCAGTATGAGTATGATCTTAACGAGGACAAGTCACAGATAAACATATTACAATCAAAATACTTAAGTGATTACTTAAGAGAGTATGATTTGTATGCTAAAAAGATTGAAGCAATGGAAAGTCAACCTGATGTAGGTGATTACGACACATAAAAAAGGGGGTCTTAGACCCCCTTCCCTGTATCAAGACTCTGCTAGTTTACGGAAGTAATCTAGGGTGTCATTGGTATCATCTTCTTCTACCACAACGTTGTCAACCGCGGAGGAAGGTACTTGTTCCTGTTCTTCTGTTTCCACCCTCTTCTTGAAGGTAGGACTGGAGGATAGGTCCGGTACGTTTCTTTCCACAGCATTACCCTGTCCATATGATGTAGGAGGTTGGTCGGCTTTAGAACTTTTAAGGTTCAGAACGAGATTAAGTCGTTCTTGAAGCTGTTCAAAAGACTTGAACTGGTCAGGTGCAACGAGTGGTTGTAGTTTATGTTGACGCGTCCAGATAGATTCGAGTTGTGGATCATCTAGTTCCTCTAAGGTAGCAGGATCAGTAAACTCCGAACTATCATAGTTAGGATAACCGGCAACCTTCTTCACCCGTAGTTTGAAGTCGGCACCAGTCCAGAAGTCGAATGGATTAATACCATCACGACCTTCAAGTGCATCACCATTCACTGCATCCATGATCTTGTCGTGGATCTTCTTACCATATTTGAATAGGAAGACCTTACCTTCATTGTCAGGATTACCAGGATCCTTTACGACATAGATGTTGCCATAGTATTGTAGTTTACGTTTCTGTTTACGAACTTGTTCCTTGAGTGATTCGTCACCAGAGTTCCACAACTCACGATTATATTCACCCAGGGGATCCTTACCACCAATGGTAGATAAAGAGTTCTCAATGTACCAACCACCGGGACCCTGGAAGGCGTGGGAGTACATCTTGACGAAGGGCATATCCTCACCATCAGATGCGGGGAGGAAACGAATGACAGCAAAACCATTACCGGCTTTGTCGACAGTTGGTTTCCAGAATCTCTCATCGACACTACCTACTTTGGTAGTATTTTCGAGTTGTTTCTGGAGCTTGGAGAAAATATCTTTCTTGTTAGACTTAAGACTTGAAAATGACATTAACAGTTAGGGAATTGGATTAGTACGACAATGGGGTGGGTTTATAGGGTCATCACCAGGACCCTTATATTATAACACTCTCACTTACATAAGAATGATTCTTTAATTAAAAGTTTATATTTGGTAGTATTGATTGATAGGAATGGTTTGTACTTTTTAATCTTGAAGGAGAGTTGTTCCCATAGAGGATCCCTGAGTCGACTGTCCCAGTTTACCATGTAACCTAAGACCATGTCAAGGACTACTAGAGTCTCTAGATTAATCCGTCGTTTGATGTAGAGTTTGAGGAGTGGAGGATGTCCTCCCATCGTTTCAAAAAGATTGTTAAAGGAACACCTCTCCTCTTCCATGTATTCAGATACTGCATTAAGATCTTGCTTAACAGCATATCCGAGACTCGATTGTAGTTTCTGCCATGCCAACCAGCGATCTTTACCAGATCTCTTGATGTCTCCGATCCAGACTTTCGACGGGTTCTCTGCGGATATAAATGACGAGAGCATATATTCCTTGACCTCCTGGTCCGTAAGCTTTTTCGCAATCGTTTCGAAGAACCAAAAGTCTGTTCTTGACTGGTAGGTTTCCTCTTTGGCTTTGACTTTACCATCATATTGAAAGAAATCGAAGTTTGGATTCGAGAAATGTTGTTTGAATGCTAGGTATGTTTTGTATACGTCGATCCCGTGCACGATCATTCTTCTGTAGTTTCTGTCACATCTTCAATACGACTTGCGGGAACTTCATGTTCACCATCAATCAAATACCAGTGCTCATCATCCCTTTTACCAAGATATAATAGTTCACTATTAGGAATATTATTGTCCCTTAGGATAGCTTGTAGTTGTAGATGAGCAAGTTCTGATCGTGATACTTTCATAGAGGAAGTTTGGCCCTGGTTGTTTTCTTTAAGAAATTAAGATCGGTTGCGTCTCTTTTGATCTTTTCCTTAAGAGGTTTGGAGATGAGTTTACTTACGGAGTCCATTTCGATACTGTTTGTATCACAGTATTCTACAATGGCATCAATGTAATTCATCCTTGTCTTTAGAACAAGAGATTCAATATCCTCAGCAAACTTATCTTTGCTGATGAATTTTTTATTGATTTCTTCACTGAGTTCTTGGTTTACCATCTCGGTATCGAATAAATTGATCAACATAATTAGTAAGAGTTTTCAGATAGTCCATAATATTACGACGTTCTACGATTTGAACGTCTCCATTCTCACCTACGAGCCATACAACCAATTTCTTGGGGACAACTCCAGTTTTTTCTGAGAACATTGCCCAGTAGGCAGACAGTTGAACGAAGTAATCTTCCAACCATTCTTCTGGTTTTGCTTGTGTTGAAGTCTTAAAGTCAACGATGGAGAGTTCTCCATCAACATCACAGATAAGATCAACGGTGCCAGCAAGACATAGTCTGTCAGAATACATTCTAGTCTCTTGTTGGTATATAGTACCAATACGATTGTCAAGGTCAGATTTATTTGCCTTGAACATTAATTGGATAAGGGGGTTTTGGTAATCATCAAGCGATTCGTAGTCATCATTATTGATGTAATACTCGTTTACCAGGTGGAATGATGTTCCTCTGGTAGTTCCTTTCTTACATTTACGATTCGCTTCTTCATTACCAACACGGGCGCGCCAGTCTGCAAACTTCTTTCTATTAATAAAGGAGATTACAGACGTAATAGAAGGATAACAACTGTCACCTTCTACTTTATAATAACGAACGTTCCCTTCATTGAGTTGTTCAATAGGTTTGAAAGACTCTTTGAAGTCGTCACAATGGGTAAACATTAATGTTGGATAGAGTGTTTTGCTATGAGGTAGTTGCGGACGAGACCTGATCGACAGATGTCATCTACACCCATCTCAATCATAGTGAAGTCTTCTTCCATAACTTCTAGAATTCTCATGAAGTCATGGATGCCATTCTTCTCCTTGTCACGAACAAGGTCAGATTGCATTGCATCACCACAGAAGACGATACGAGTGTTCTCACCTACACGAGTAATTATACTATCAAGTTCGTGAAAATTCAAGTTTTGCATCTCATCAATGATGATAACTGCATTGTCTAGAGTGACACCACGAAGGAATGAGGTAGACCAGAACTTGATAGTTTCCTGTGCCTTCAATGAAGTATACAGTGTTTCGAATTCACCATCAGTACCCATCTCAAACATGTATTTTACCATGTTTTTGTATGGAATCTGGTATAGAGATGACTTATCTTCATGATCACCAGGTAGGAAACCAATTTCTCTGGTTGCTACAAGGGACCTGACGATGTATACATTCTCATAACTAGGTACTTCTTTAAGACAATCGTAGAGTGCTTTATACAAAGCACAGAATGTCTTACCGGTACCTGCTGCTCCGTATACGAACAGATGTTTTCCTTCATCCCAAGCTTGAAATAACTTACCTTGATTCTCAGTCAATGGTTCGATAGGAACCATCTTACTAGAGTTAATCGGAGTCCGACGCTTGGTCTTTGATCTAGTTTTTGCTGGCATTAGTATAAGTCCCTAACATTAGAACCTGGTGCACGTTTGACTTTGTCAAGAACATTCTTCCACCCTGGATGTTTGTTGACTAGTTTATGTTTCCATTCTCCTTCGTCACAGGGCATTGACGCACCCTTAGACCAGTCTCTACCCCACTCAGGGTTGTCTTTATACCATTGCTGAATGTCATGGACAGACATACAGACTTCTTTCTCTTCACCGGTCTCGGCGTGTTTAACAGGATAAGTTGCCAAAATAATTATTAACTCACATCACTATTTATTTGCCACTCAAGGGCCGTTGATATATCAGGGAAGATTTCCATGAATACTTCACGACATCCTTCAGCTATCTGACGGTGTTCTTCTTGTGTTCCATTAGCAGATCGTAGATTGATATATGTAATCCATGAGCGAACAGAGCCGGTCATGTATAAACGAGTAGGAGTAGAAAGAGGCAGAACAAAACGAGCGCATTCTTTAGCAATACCGTTATCAAGCAGGTTATTATAAAGATACATTCCATCTTCGAAATGTTTCTCAATCTTTTTTTGATAATCATCCACCACGCCTGGTGGTAAATCGTTCGTAGAGTTCTGTCTGTTTTTTGTGTCTTGTTTCCTAAGTTCAGGAACGGGAATAGTTTGTTCCAGAAGTTTCGTGTCCGCATATCTTTGTGAGAACTCTTGAAAAGTAAACGACCTATGACGAAGTACTTGAGCAGCAATACCACGGTTAGTATTAATCTCAAGTGTCATCGATGCAGTCTCAAAGATAGACCAGTGTTGATGTTTAATACAATACTTAAGTAGTCCGGCAGCTGTATTAAAATTAGATTGATTATGTGGGTTAGATACCCTAGCCACATAGGTAATGACTTCTTGTGGTCCTTTACCTTGTAGTTCTCCTGCACCTTGAGTACAAGAGATAAGTTTCACACTAGTCATTTGTTTCCTCTGATTGATAACCAAAACCTTTTTTAGATTGACGTTCCGTCTTACGACGTTTACGTTCTAGTTCAAGACGGACAAGAGCAAGTTTCATGTAGGTTAACTCCTCTTCACTGTACTGTTTTCGTTTGTTCTCATTGTTAAGAATCTTTTTGACCATGTTAATGGTCTTCTTTTTGAGACCCATTACAGACCTACCCAACCATCACCATCGACTTCATTATACACCAAAATGTCCTCATATGACACCCTTCTAGGTGGAATCGGGTTAATCTCCCCCTCCAGCTGGTTCACTGTCGTCTTGAGTTGGTTGATCAGAGCTATCAGTTTTTGTGTCTGCATTTTGTTTGAGTTGATCTTTGATGTGTTGGTCGACCTGTTCATCGAATGTTTTTAGTTGTTCTAGTAATAGTTTAAGTTTCTTGTATGTTGGTTCAGGTTTCATGTTGCAAACCTAGTTCAGGAAACGCATCGATTACATTTTGACGTGTGACCTTATACCTAGTGGTTAGTTTCTTATCCTTAATCAAATCCATAAGGTCTGCTTCTTCTTGGTGAAGTGCTTCAAGGAGTTGAATCCACATGGCTTCCTTCTTTAGTTGTTGAATCTTAGGTCTGTTAGTACCTGAACATCCAAAGTAGGTGACACCATTAACAGTCTTCTTAATGAACTTATCAATGTGACGTTGCTCATTATACAACACCTGATGGTTGATACCTTTGGGTGTATCTGATTCTGTGAAAGGAGTCTTACCATCTGGGAATACAAATTCTACAGACTTCGCAAAGTTACAAAGAAGTAGTTTGGTAAGTGCAGGTGACTTGTATTCAACTAGGATCTTTACCTTTTCGTCCTTCGTCTTTGCGTTCGACACTCTCTGTAGTACTTCCGAGATTAGTGTCTTGCTTACTGGTAGTTTTGGGGTCTTGGGTCTTGACATGTTTAGTAAATGTTGATGGTGAATAGTGACTTCTGTTTCCTGCTTTGTCTGGTATGTTCAATAACTCATTGATCTTATACATTTTAGATTTGAAGTATTGATGTTGTTTCTCCGGGTCCATTCCAACATCTGTCACTTTAATGGAGGTTGACTTACTATTGTATGCAGATTGTTTGAATATGGGAAAATCTAATGCATAAACATTAAAATATTTTTGGATATCAGCTACACCAATATCAAAAGGTGATGGATTTTCGAATGAATGATATTTAGCTACACGTGATATCATGTTTCTATATTCTTCCGAGATGTAAAGAATTGCATGAGTCGTCATCATGTTAAATATCCTTACCATGTCTTCTTTGCATGGTTCATAACATACAAATGGTCCACTGAAGTTAAGAAATCTCGCCCATTGTGAAACACCAATATATAGAGCATCTGCATCATCTGGTACATCAATAACAAAGTTATCATTACCAGTGAATAGGATGTCATCTTCTAGTACCAAACATGGAGTTGGTATGGACTTATCAGATAAGAGTTGGTGATGAGATTTTTCACATCCACGATTAGCTTTAATACCAGGGAACCTATGGACGTCCTTAAATTCGAGGTACTGTAGTAAAGACATGGTAGATGTATATTTGTCTACATCTTTTTCTAGATTAATAAAATAGGCAGGGATGTCCCTGATATCAAATTTCACTATACAAATTCCTCAATAATATCTTGTAGTTTGTTTTGGATGAAGTAGTCCATTGAGATAGATTCTCTTGGTTTGTTAGTATTATAAGTCACCAGGATCTTATCTCTAACATCAGAAGGAATCTGTCTAAAGTCGATCAGTTCAGCGTTCCTCTTCCAGTTCCGAAGACGTATGTAATTTGTAAACTTATTGGGGTCCATGCTCGCCAGAGTTGAGATTTTCTCTCGACTCATCTTCTTCTGTGGTTTACCTGTAACGATTGCATCGTCACATGTAAGGATGTTAGGAATACCATCTGAACGATCCCCTTTGATGATGTGTTCTTGTAGGTATTGAACGGGATCTTCGTGTTCAATCCACTTGTTTCGGATCATATCATACTGTTTTACAAGACTATACTTGTGTAGTTGAATGAAATCCTTGTCTGCTGATAGAATCAACATAGGTTCTGGTGTTTCTAAATCGGCATTCTGTTTGACGATAGAAGCAATAACATCATCTGCTTCTGCACTCTGAACCTGGATGACATGATACGGAAAGTTGTTACGTATCTCATCCCTGATAGTATTTA